CCCGAGCCAACAGCTGTACCGCAACGTCCGCAAGGACATCTTCGCCTGCATGGAGACCGGAAACTTTGACCGTGCCCGCCTGGTTCTGGAGGAGTATCGAGATACCGTCCAGAACAACCCCGCCCTCGATGACTACACCGAAGACCTCCGAACCGAAATCGTCGAAGCCTACGCAGTGAGTCTGTAAGAATGTTGACCCCTCAAGAGCAGTTGCAGTACGAGATTGACAATGATGACGCTGCACTCGCGGCGCAGCTTGAGCAGTTGCGGAAGGCTGCTCGCGAAGGCGACATCACGCTACCCCGAGCCACGCGCTTCATGGCTGCCGCGTACGAGCAGGTACGTGACTACTTCCAGGTGATCCACGACAGCAAGTCCAGAGGCCGCGGCGGTAAGCTGCGGCAGTGGATCAAGGCTCTGCCGGTGGAGGTAGTGAGCGCACTGAGTATTCGGGTAGTTCTGGGCCACCTCATGACCCAGGCTACCCGTGACAAGGCGTGCACTTTGCAGCAGCTCGCCGGCCAGCTCGGCCGAGCGATTGAGCTGGAGGTGCGGGTCCGGGAGGCCGAGAAGGTGAACCCGCTGTACATGCAGCGCATGCACGAGCAGGTGAAGCAGCGGGGCACCACCGACATGGGGCACCTGCGCCGTGTGTACATGTTCGCGTACGAACAGGTCATGAAGGACGGTGGGGAGTCCCGCCTGTCGGAGACCGAGTGGATGCAGATCGGCAAGTTCGGCGTGGATGCGTGCATGCAGGTGGGCATCGTGGAGCAGGCGTGGGGGTGGGGCAACAAGGGCCGCGTGGTCACATACGCCCTGTCCGAGGAGGTGTGGGAGTACCTGCGCGGATACGACCAAAGCGACCTGCGATTCTTCACGGACGCCGCCACGCGAATCATGCTGTGCCCGCCCGAGCAGTGGACGAACCTGAACGACGGGGGCTTCTACAGCGCCAGGCGGAAGCTGAGCATGCCGCTGATGAGTCTGCGCCGCATCCGCAAGGAGGAACGCAAACGGCTGCGCGAGGCGTTCACCGCCGAGAACATGCCCGAGGTGTTCGCCTGTGCGAACTACTTGCAGAGCATCCCCATGCAGGTGCACGAGCCTACATTCGCCGCCATGCTGCGAGTATGGCAGGCCGGTGGTGGGGTACTGGGGGTACCCACGAAGGAGCCTCCAAAGGTCTCTGCGTTCGATCTAGGGCCTGATTGGTCCAAGGAGACCGCAACCGAGGCCGAGCTGCTGCAATTCGAGGAGTGGAAGCACCGGGCAGCCGCCACCTACGACGAAATCCGCAGGTGGCGTACACGGGTCCGGGAGCTTTCTGGGTTCCTCAGGCACACGCAAAGGCACGGCAAAGGCGTCCCGCTGTGGTTCCCGGTGTTCATGGACACCAGGGGCCGCTGGTACTACCGAGGCGTGCCGAACCCGCAGGGGACCGACCTGTCGAAGGCAGTGCTGCACCTGCACCGGAAGAAGCCTCTCGGTAAGCGCGGGGTGTTCTGGCTGAAGGTAAGCATTGCGAACCATTACGGCTACGACAAGGTGCGTTTCGCAGAGCGGGCAGCCTGGGTGGACGAGCACTGGGAGGCCATAGAACGCGCTCTGGACCGCCCTGAGGACTACCCTGAGGTGTTCGGTACCGACGCCCCCTGGTGCATGTACAGCGCCGCGTGGGAGCTTAGAGAGGCATACCGGAGCGGGGACCCGGAGTCGTACTGCACCGGGGTGCCTGTGCACATGGATGCGACCTGTTCAGGTATCCAGCACTTCTCGGCCCTGCTCCGCGACCCAGTTGGCGCCAAGTTCGTGAACCTGATCGACGATAGTTTCGTCGGCCCGAAGCAGGACATCTACGGCGAGGTGGCCAAGGTGGCGCACAAAGCAGCCGTCGCGGATACCGAGAGTACCGACCCAGTTACCCGCACGATCGCAGCATTTTGGGCGGAGTTCGGGGTTGCTCGTGACCTGGCCAAAAAGCCGGTGATGACGTACGTGTACGGGGCAACCCTTAGGGGAACGACCTTCGACATCCTCATGAGCCTGGAGGAGTCAGGCGCAGTTCTGCCGGACAGTGTATCCCGATGGGAGCTGGGGCAGTACATGGCGCGTAAGCTGTTCCAGGGCATCGCTGCTACTGTGCCGTCGGCTGAGTACGCCATGCACTGGCTCAAGAATGTGGTACGCTCTATGCCGAAGGGTAAGCGCATGGAGTGGCGTACGCCTACAGGCTTCCTTGTCCAGCATGACTACCCAGCGACTGATGAGGTACGGGTGGAGCTTCGGTCTTGCGGTGTGCGTACTGCAATCGTGAACGAGGTGAAGGAGGGTACTAAGGCGCTGGCCATGCTCAATGCTATTGCTCCGAACTTTGTGCATAGCATGGATGCTTCCCACCTGACTCGTATTGCCAATGCTATGTCAGCGCTTGGTCACGACATGGTTGCTATCCATGACAGTGTAGGTACTCATCCATGTGATGTGGATGCTATGCATACCTGCATTCGCCAGGAGTTCGTCAGGCTGTACACAGAGACGAATGTTCTGGCTGACTTCCTGATGGACCTCGGTATACCTGGAGAGGTTCCTCTCACTGGTAGCCTTGATATGAACCGTGTGCTCAGTAGCGAGTTCTTCTTCTGCTGAGCGCGCTATCATAGCTCTTACTATATTATGTGGCTCTAAAGGTACTTATCCACAGGCGCCTTAAAGCCACATACTGTAGCGAGATATAGGAGTGTGCGATGACACGCCAGAAAAGGCAGATTGGACCGGCTGGTTTAAAGCCACATACTGTAGCGAGAGATAGTGTCGAGACCCTGAACGTGCGCTTCAGCCCTGCCCAGTTGCAGTGGCTGGAGGCACAGTTCCCCGAGCGGGTCCTCCCGGCCACGGCCAGCGAGGCCGAGCTGCGGCACTACTTCGGGCAGCGCAGCGTAATCAGCGCAGTGCGGGATAGGGTGCGCCTATGATCCGAGTCCTGCACAAACCCGAGGGAGCAGCAACACTGCTGGAGCCGCTGGTCAGAGACCACGTAGCGAACGCCGCCGAGTACACAGAGTACCGGACGTACGACAGAGCTGTGAATGAGTGCCTGTGGGCAATCGAGCAGCACGACCGCTACGAGGTGCTGTGGGTTGAGGATGGGCGGGTACTCGCTGGCCTGTCGCTGGTGGACGATGCAGACTTCCACTACGGGCGCATCGCCGCAGTGCATGTGCACTACGTACCGGAGGAGCTTGCCGGTGCAGGCTTCAAGCTCATGCGAGCAGCCATCCGAATCGCACAGAAAGACGGGCACCGCGTGCTGGCCTACGCCAAGCGAGTGGACGGTACCCATTACACCACCCGATACAGGAGAATCTGATGACGAAGGCCGTGAAGAAGATTGGTAAGGGCATCAAGACTGGTGCATCGTCTCTGGGGAAGTACGCCAAGTCCGGTGTAGACAAGGCGTGGGAACTCGGCGTAGTCGAACCCATCAAAGCATCCTACCAGTACAGTGGTCTTGAGGATGTCGTCGGAGGTGTCCAGGACTATCTGAACAAACCATACGAGGAGATGGAGAAGGCGCAACGCAGTGCACAGCGCCAGCAGGCTGAGCTGGAAGCACAGGCCCGGCTGATGCAGTCGAACCTCAGCCGAGACCTCCGGGGTGAGAACATCGCAGAGGTGATCGCCGGGGGTTCCAGCGAGGTCGCGGGCATGAGTGGTAACAGTCGCCGCCGTCGCCGTGGCTCCGGCCTGACCTCCTCCCTCCAAGTCTAGGAGGCTGCATGAAGGACTTGCCGCATAAGGTGAGGTTCGAACGCTACCGCGACGACGCGCTGATAGCGAAGTGCGAGCGGTATGCGCACTGGACTCTCCCGTACCTGATGGCAGACCCCGACCGGAACCCCACGGGGATGCAGGTTCCAGTGGAGCGGGACTACCAGGAGATGGGTGCCCTGCTCACGAACAACCTCGCAACTAAACTGGCTGCATTGCTGTTCCCTGTGAACGTGCCTTTCTTCGAGGCGACACCGAGCCAGAAGCTGATTGAGGACGCAAAGCAGCGGGGCATCGACGAGACCACCCTGCGCAGTGAGCTGGCGAACCTCACGACCGCGGCGTGTAAGCGCGTGTTCAACAACGGCGGGTACGCGCAGATCGTGAGTGCTGTGCGGCACCTGATCGTCACAGGGAACGTGCTACTGCGCCGAGTGCCGGAGGACCAGACCTACATTGCGTACGGCCTACAGCACTACAGCACACGCCGCGATGGTATGGGTCGCGTCATGGACACGATCCTGCGGGAACGTGCGGACTTCGAGACCCTACCGCCGGATGTGCAGAAGGAGCTGCGCCGAGTCAACCCCGGCAAGTACCGCCGAGCAAAGCCGGACTGCGTTGTCGAGCTGTACACTCGGATTCATCGGAAGTACGGGAAGACCGGGAAGGCGTATTGGGAAGTGACGCAGCAGGCCGACAACATCGACGTGGGCACACCTGGCACCTATCCTGAGCACCTGTGCCCGTACATGGTCCTGACCTGGAACCACACGGTAGGTGAGCACTATGGCCGGGGTCTGGTGGAGGACTATGCCGGTGGCTTTGCCAAGCTCTCGGATGGCTCCGAGGCTGCGATGCTGTACGGCATCGAAATCCTGCGCGTTCTGCACCTCGTAGAGCCGGGCCTTGGCGCCGACATTGACGAGGTGGCCACTGCGGAGAGCGGTGAGTGGGTCCAAGGTTCGAGTGGCTCCGTCACTGCGTACGAGGCCGGCGACTTCCAGAAGCTGCAAGCGATCCGAGCCGAGCTTCAAGAAGTCGTGCAGAACCTCTCCCGAGCGTTCATGTGGCGTGGTAACACCCGCGATGCGGAGCGAGTCACCGCGTACGAAATCCGTCAGGATGCCCAGGAGGCAGACAACTCCCTGGGCGGGGTGTACAGCACGCTGGCGCAGGTGTGGCAGGTTCCGACCGCGCACCAGCTCATCCACGAGGAGCGTCCCGAGCTGCTCGCAGGTTTGCTCACAAGCAGCGTGAAGCTGAACGTGGTCACAGGTGTACCGGCCCTAGGCCGTAACGCCGACATCCAGACCCT